CGAATTGAGGTGCGAAAGATTTGAATACTCATCAGAAAGACTTGATACAGGAATTGCTAATGTTGATATTATTGAGGATAATAATAGTTTATCAACATCAATATCTGATGAAATATTACTAGAAGATGAAAATAAATTATTACTTGAAGATTCTTCAACTCTTATTATAGAGGGTAATGTTGTCCAAGCTAGAGCGAATACATCAGACAATGACTTTATAACTTCAGAAATTAAAAACGAAGATGTATTAGATTTCAGCGAACACAATCCGTTTGCACTTACAAGGGAGTACTAAACCATGATGTTTGGACACGATTTTTATAACGGAACTCTTAGAAGATATATTGTTATGTTTGGAAACATATTTAATGATCTTCAAGTTGATAGATACGCCTCGGACGGAACAACACCTATACAATCGGTTCTCGTTCCTATAGAGTACGGACCTAAACAAAAATTTATACAAAGAGTTACCAGAAATCCTGATTTAAATTCTGAAGACTTTTCAACGCAAGTTCCTAGATTAGGTTTTGAAATGACAGCTATGACTTATTCTCCTCTTAGAAAGTTGAATAGTCTTCAAAAAATAAAAAACGGAACATATTCAAATAGTATAGATTTTGCACAATCTTTTGCCCCTGTGGCTTATGATTTAAATTTTACTCTTCACGTTTTAGTTAGAAACGCAGAAGACGGAACTCAAATTGTTGAACAAATTGTTCCTTTCTTTACGCCCGATTTTACAGTTACCATGAAAGTTTTACCTGATATAGATTTAAAATTAGACATACCTATAGAATTAACTAACATAGGAATTGACGATCAATATGAGGGAGACTTTGAGACTAGAAGAATATTAACTTATAGTTTAGATTTTATCGTGAAAGGATATTTATTTGGTCCTGTTATTCGTAATAAGTATATTGCTGACATGACTGTTAGATTTAAAGACGATTCAAATTCATCATCACAGCCTAGAACTGTCTCTTCTTTTTCGACTACAGGTAACAGCGAATTTATCGCAAATACTACATATACAAATAACACGCCGAGAGATTAATTATGAAAGATGTCGATAAAAAACTTAACA